CTTGATTGGTTTGTCCTGCAACTGTGATAAGTTCTGGACCATACGGTAACCAATAGTATTCTCTAAAATTTGTAAACTTGTCCCAATCAACGTGTGGATTCCAAGCATAGTATTCTTGGCTGTTTAGTTTGCTATGGTTGTCTACATTTCCATCAAAGTTACGAATTTCGTTTATATAATCATTATAGTCTTTGTAAAAATCTATATTTCCAAGATCATCTTTTATAAGTGCAGCAGGTTCTAATTGGTACTTTTCTCTGCTTTCTGTAATTCCACCAATATAGTTGTCAGTGGGTCTGTATGACTTTGCTGTTTTTCTTCCAAGATAACCATTTAGTTTTTCGGCAACACCTGGCTGTATTAACTGGTCTAGTGTTGAAGTTAAAAACTTAGAATTGAAATTTGTGCGGAAATATCTAGGTAAATGATTTTCGCTCTTTCTACGATAATCATTGTTTCCTGCTGGAAGAGCTGGTTCTTTTTGATCGTTATCATATGCCATTAATAACTACTGCCTCCACTTGAGCTGCTCGAACTGCTTGAACTGCTTGAACTAGATGATGTTATACCTGTGTTTGTGCTTGTAGAAGTAGTTACAATATTTCCATCTGCACTCAATCTACTTGCAGTAATTGCATCAATTATTTCAATATCATCCACAGTTGCTCCACTTATAAAAATTTCATCAACTTCTGCTTTGATTTCATACAAAGATCCAAATGTCTGTGAAACTTGTTCTGGCACAATGACAAATGTTACAACATCTGGTGCTAACTGTTGCATGACATACGCACTTAGTTCTGAGAAATAAAATTTTTCTCCAAAGTCCCAATTTTCAAGAGCAAAAAATTGATTAATTGCACTTATTATTCTACTCTTAATAGCATTGTCATTCAAAACAAGATCTGGATTTTTTACAACTTTAAATTTGGCTTGTAAATCTAAATTGGCCTTGTCTCCAAATAAAACTTTATATTTTACAGGATGATAAATTATTTCATCACTTAGTGATTTTATTTGGCTCAACACACTGTCATAGGATTGGAAAAGTGCATCTGAACTAGGCGATAGAGGCTTGCTAGGAATAGTATTGTCCAACCACTTTCTATAATCAGTGTCGTAGGCTCTAGTAAGCAGATAGGTATCTATGATATTGCTTGCACTAGGGTCGATTCTGGAACTGTCGTCAGCTGCATGCACGTACAAGAACCGTAGGTTATCTCGACCTATAAATGCTCTATAATTATTTTGTTGTGTCAGTATACTAGTTGCACTGTCAAGTTTTTCAAACAAGCCTGTGTCAGCATAATAAAAAATCTGCTGATCATTATACTGGCTTAGAGGACCTAAGTTATCTTTGGATTGTAAAGTAATTATATTTAGAATACTATTGTCAACATAATTAAAATCTTCTACTCCGTCTGAAGTAAGAAACTTTTGTTGGAAAATATACTTGTTTAGAGTGTTAGTATCTTCGTCTACAATTACATCAAATATTTCTGGATCGTCAACGACACCATCATCGTCTTCATCAAAAAATGTGACTTCTACTTTTTTACTGTTGACATATCCTTCAGCATCTCTATACTCTTGGGTTATTTCCCAATCAAAATCTATAGTAAATTTTTCTACGCTGTCAGGTTTATTATTGTTGTTTAAAACACTTATTCTATCTTTGACAATTTTACCAGTCAAATTATTATAGATTTTATCACTACTGTCAAAATAGAATCTTATTTCCTTATCACTTTCAAAAACATAACGGCTTCCTCTATATTCTATAGTATATGTTTCTCCGTCTGTAGTAAATTTAAGCAACCAACTTGAATCCAATTGTTGATTACTGTTGTCACCTGTTTTTCCTATGCTGAATGCATTGGAAACATTTAAATTACTTTCTGTAATTACACGCCATTGCCCTAGTGTTCTGTCAAATCTCAAACCAAATGTTTTATAAGAAAAGACTTGATCAACAATTTGATTTTGCACATCTGATTGTAGGCTTTGTGCAATAGAAGGTTTGATTTCTACTAGTTGTGCTGTGCTAGGAATAATATCATTAAACGTTACTGCTCCAACACCGTTTTCATCAACTTCGGTACCATTGCCTACAACGCTAATAACTTTTACCCATTTGTAACTTCTAGAATTCAAGTGATCTGCTTCACCATCCATTAGCGTTCCATCTGGCATAAAATGTTTTCCTGCTGGTGCAATAAATTTTAAAGCTGCGCCCGGTTTAACTAATTGTAGTGTACTTGTAGTAAAATTACCTAAAAATTGTCTTATATCATTTACATTTGTAAAATATCCTGTGCTGATATTTGTATCAGCAGTAGACTGATTCCAACTAATATTCAAATCTATTAGATCTATTACAGGAAATTGTGACAAATAATAATTTCTTATTTTTTTACTTGCAAGAATAGGTTCTATTGTATTTAAAATAATACCTTGGACATCTGTTTGTGTGTTAAATGTAAATCTTTCTTTGCTGTTGAATATTTCTTTGTAAACCGTACCATCTGTACCAAACAAATTAGTCTTTGAATATTTTCCTGTGGCATCTAAAAGATCAAAATATCTACTGATACCGCTTGCTGTTCTATTAACACTTTTAGCTTTTATAATTTCTTGACTTACTGCAAGTGGACCAATTTGATAATCTTCAGCTGTTACTAATCTATTTTGTGTATAATAGGTTGCAGGAGCATTAGTTCTAATGCTTGCATTAGTTTCTGAAACACTTGCATTATCAACTGTATTTCTGAGAGAAAATGTAAGTGTAATAGTTTCTACTTTATTGTTTTTTGACAGGTATTTTATATTAATACTAACTCCCCTAATATCATTAGGTTCAATTACTATTCTTTTATTTTTACTTGTTCTATAATAGATTCTAAATGATCCTTGAGGAAGATTTCCAAAAGTTCCGTCAGCAAAAATAAGACTTACTCTGTCATCAATTCTTGTTAGCACACTATAGATATTACGTAAATTTTTATTCAAACTGTTATAGATAATATTGTTACCTTCAATAGAATCTACTTTGATCCATTGTTCGTCTTCGTTGCCAAAACTATCTAATTTATAAAGCCATACATCAGAATTGTTTATATTTGTTGCATCAATTGCAACCGTTTGATTTGAACTAGGATTGTCAATTGTAAAAGTTCCTTGGTCGAGTGTTCCTTGACGGAAATGACAGAAAAATCCTGTGTTTGAACTTCCCGCACCTTTGCCATCATCTCTGTAAAGCATTGCAAAGTTGTTTCCTGGAAACGGTGCTTCTTCTACTATATTTTTATTCTGCGAAATATCTGTAGACACTACTTCAAATCTTGTGCTTATACCATCAACTGTTTGGTTAAAACTGTATGCTGGAACATCACTGTTGGTTGAGTTTAATCTATATTGCTCTGTTGGAATTCCTGCAACTGTATCTTTTTTTACAGGACGTCCAAAAGTTCCATTTGTAGGCAACGCAGCATTTAAAATTTTTATAAACTGCTCATTCCAGTCACTGTTACTGGGGTCATTCCAAAGTATAGTTTGATTTGAAAGATTTATATTATTACTGTCAAATAAATCTTCTGTAGTTTTTACACTTTCGATTCTCATCAAGCCATTAGCACATTGATTTCTTTTAGGATTATAAGATAATAATCTTGCTAAACGTAAAACACTTTCACGACGTTCAGCAAGTTCTAGATAATTTTCACGTGCATTTAGATCAATACGGAAAGCAATATTTTGTCCTAAAAAAGCTATCAAATCAATAAGTGCAAGATATTCTGAGCTTTCAATATAATCGTTAAAATCTTCTGGATAATTTTCTCGCAAATATGCTATCATTGTTCTGCGAAGATTGTCAAAATCATAGCTTTTGAAATCTGCATTTCTATAGCTTTGATATATGCGTTTCCAATCTTCCGCAACTAATAATCTATTTTGTCTATCTGTTGATGACATTGCTGGTTCCTTTTACTAGTGTATTTAGCGAAATGGATTATATGCGTACTTAATTATGTATTTAAAAAACCAGCATTTTCATCGAACTGGAGTCGCATGTTTTCTGAAATATTATAGGGTAGATAGACCAAACTTATTTCTATTTGGATTCCACTTTCGTACTGATCTACTGTAATTTGATTTACACTTACTCTAGGATCATAATTTACAATTTGAGTAACATTATCTTTTATAGCATCACGCATGTTATCTGTTAGTGGTTCAAACAGTGCGTCCCAGATAATTGTGCCAAATTCAGGATCA